GGTGTAACCCATAGCTGCATTATCACTAGCAGAAGTATCTCCGTCGGCGTTTACTGTAGAAGCTGTTACATCCCCGACTATATCTACGTTAGTGGTTCCTGTTGCTACCGTTAAAACAGCGGCATCTGCGTCGTTTTTGACTGTGATATCTGAGGTCGATCCCTGACCCGTAATAATAAGACCTTCCGCGCTTGTATATCCTATGGCTGCGGCATCACTTGCTGCCGTATCACCGCCTACTACGATCTTGCTGGTTGTAGATATGGAGGCTGTTGACAGTTTTAATGTCGAGTCCGTGCCTTCGCCGTCCGACACAAACCTTAATGTGCCATCTATACCTGCATTGCTATTCGAGACTTGCAGTAAGTCCTTGTATGTATTCTTTGGCTTTTTACCAGTTAAAGCTGCCATCTAAAATATTCCTTGTCCTGGTTCTAATTGATACGTCAATGAATGCCACTCTAAATCATCCGATGTTGACACACGAAACCTTGCTCCTATTGCGTATCCTACTCCTGTCGCAGCTAACCATTTCGCCACTACACTTTTAATCGAATCATCCCAATCCGTATCCCAATCTTCCCAATCATCTGTTATTGATTGCCAAGTATCTCCAGCCTCCAACAAACTGACATCTGCTGCTGGAATACCTCGTCTTTGAAAATCAAACTGAGGTGCTATGGATACAGTGATATCACCGTCACTTGCTAAAACGGGACGTAATGCTGCACATCGCTTTAGAACGCCTCTGGCATCAAAATAACTAAACGCTGTTTCTGCATCCCCCGCAATATCCGTGGATATATCGGCGTTTCCGTCATCGAACTTCATTAGTTTGCCGTCTGTCGTGCCAAAGTAGATACCGTCGTTAAACCTACCCCATGACCTGGCATTTACATCTTTCCAACGTGACCAGCTTAACGTATCCGCATTCATGGTGTACTGGTCAAAATCCACGGTACTATTAGGCAGATTAAGCAATAACAACCTACCCTGTGAATAGGTCGGATGGTAAATAAGTTGCCAGCCTGGATCTGTTAAATTATTCTTTTCAATAAGCGCAGGGTTTATCTTATCGCTAATAACGCCTTTTTGTTCTAACTGACCAGCGGATGCTACTGCTGCCATCGAAATAATACCGCCTTTGGTAGCTATAACTAAATCGGAGCCTACTTTTGCTATGCCCCGAATATCCAATGGTTCTGGTATTCTAAACACACCGACTAAATTCCAGTTCGATGCGGGGTTGTCGCCTTCATATATAATCGTATCTCCTGACGACATTACGAACACGGCTAAATCATTTCCTATACCTCCGCCTACCCAATCCTCTGAACCTCCCGCAACATTCCAAGATCCCGCACATATCAGGTTGCCGCCAAATGCGCCCACTCTTGATAGAGGGAACTTGGTTATTGTCCCACCTAATGTATTGACTGCGGAATACCAAAAATCCTGACTGTTATTCTCCCAGAAGAATGTATGGGACTGATGAACCATAATTCCACGGAGGTTTGTAACTGTTAATCCCGTCCCGCTCACTGTCATATCTGAAAAGCTGGACCCGTCATAAACCAAAGGAGTATCTGTACCGTTTACCCATCCCATCGAACCGTTGAAATTAACGGTCTCCCATCTATTGACAGATAAACTGCTTTTTAATGAGGAAATAGAAGATGTCGTCGCATCATAAATATTTCCATTAGCGCCAGCTAATAACTTTCTAGTCGTTCCTTTATTATACTCCGCAATAGTGTCAACATTGCTTGAACCAAGACTTGTCGCGTGTTGCGTATAACCCCGTCGTAACGTCACTCTACCAGTGCCAGGGAACCAGTTATCCAAGGTCACGGCATCCTGTGGCGGCATTAAATCCAACGCATCGCGTCTATTCCAGCCTCCTATTGGTGCAGGGATAGTTTGAGCAACCATTAGCTACCATATCCTGTGTCAGGAAGGTTCACAGTAAACATTGTGACAGTGGGAGCCATATTTATATCTCTACCGCCGCCGCGCTCTCTTTCAAATATCGCTTTAATCCATTTGCGAGAGTCATTCTTCTGGTCTTCATAAGGAAAGCCGAATGCTCGTAATGCCCTCCACCAGCCTTCACGGAATATCAGATCCTCGTCAAATAATGGAACGTCTGTGTCTGCTGCCCAATCTGTCTGGCCTGTACCACCAGACGATGCGCACCATTTGTCGCTTATGTACTCAAGCGCGATTGTTGCCGCGCCTGGGTTTTCCAGTTCTATCTTCAACACTCCGCTGGTTGGACGCATCCTCCACCTGACGGCCAGTCCTACATCGGAAGTAATAGCCCCTTTGTAATACTGCCATTCCGCTGGAGTTATAGGGCCAACCAACTGTAGATTATTAGTGCGATCCCATAATGTGCTGGGAACTATGCGTAGAAAATCGCTAGGAACTGCATAAGCGGCTGTATCTGCTGCAGATGTGAACGTATGTTCTTTTGTTAAGACTGCCCAATCGTAATCATCTCTTAAATACAAACCAGCAGCACTAGTAACAGAACGCAGCCTGACGGCTGTCGCTTCTTCATTACTAATAATGGACGAGGGTTGGAAAACCCCTAACTCATCCGCTATTGCTTGGGCTATCGTCAGTAGAGACATCTAGTTTTCGCTTTCGCTTGGTTTTCTGTTGCATATCCGCTTGCGCCCTTAACATCTTATTTTCCTCTACCAGAGCTTCCATTTTTTCTGTCAGCTTTTCCACTTTATCCAATGCCTCAAACACCACGCCGTCATCTTTGCTTTTCGCTAGGTACACTTCGGCGTGTTTCTTTAATGTGGCCAGACCCATACTTGCCTGGGCTGCATTGTCTGATAGTTCCGCAAGTTGTTCGATGGTAAAAATATTCACTGCCTTCAATTCGTGAACCTGAACCATATTCAATCGCGGCCACTCGTTAATCGGAGTTCCGTCTATAGGAGGTTCCGACCCTTTTTGAAAAGCATCCCACTGGTCAGGCCATCGTTTCTTATGTTCATCCGATACAGGAGTATCGATAATGTTTTTCGTATCTCCTGGGCTTAATATCTGAACATATGCTCTCTGCTCAAATATAGGTCGCCCCTCTGTGAGAGATTTGGCTTTGTTTTGCTTCGCTTCATACCGAAATAACGGGCGGCATGAATCTTTGGTTTCCACTTTGAATTCCATGCCTGTCTCTGAGTCATACATTCACTATTCTCCTCGTGTTGCAAGAAAAGGGGGGAGTATGCCAAAAGGGCAAAGCACACCCCCCCGTCCCATTACTCTGGGAATGTGCAGACAACTTCCTTATCGGAAATATCGCCTGCTATAGCACATACGTTATCCGTAACTGCGGCAGAAACGTCTAACGTACCGTCGCTGGAACCAGTTGGTGTGAGAGGGTCACCATCTGCGCCAGCAGTTAGGGCGAGATTGAGCGTTGCTGGACCAGAAATCTGTATCCAACCATACTCGCCATCGCCAGGAGCAGACTGAAGGACACCCGCTCCGATTTCAACCGAATCAGATAGATCGGAAGTGACAGTGTGGTTTTTGTAACCGTCAAGCGTGTAGTAATACGCAACCTGATCAGCTACAGCAGCCACAGAGCCGCCACCCGTATCATATTTGATCCACTTAAATTTTTTGATGCCAGCGGACGTTACATTCTGTCCGATAGCGCCAAGGCCATGATCATCTGTGGTAGATGTTTCGGTGGCCAAAATGCCTAAAATATAAGCCATATTAACCTCCTAAGCGTGAATGACGCCCTGACGGGCAGCATTACTCATTGTCATATTACCAGCCCAGACGATAGGCACTACGGTTGCATCCTGGTTGATTGCACCCTTACGCTCCAACGGCACCATGTTCCGATTACGATGCGGACGCCAGAAGATATATTGCGTATTAAGCATATACATCCTAGCAGCATTACAATCCTCATCATGGAACACATCAGCATTGCGGAACTTGAGCGAATCAAATCCAGAATTGCCAGTATCATCACGAGTGATGCGTTGAATAGTTGTGAGTGAATCCCAGAAGAACTCGAAATAAGTCGTTCCCGCTACTGAAAAATCAGGAGCTTCCGACCTAGAACTGCCGCTTTTACACGCCAAATACAGATTACGCATTGCTGCCTGTATCGTGGATGCGCTTGCAGTTACCGACTCATCAGAGAAATCATAAACCTTATTTCTCCAGAATGAATAGGTTGCTCTGTTTATACCACCGACTGTACCAGTAGCAGGAGCGTCAGCTACCAAACTTTGCAGCCCACCGACCTGTTTACTGGACGATCCAGTACCGTCTGAGAATATGCCAGTGGAAAGATTATTCGCCATAGTGCGCTTTGCATTACCAATACGCCCTTCCAGCAAATCAATAACCTTTTCCTTACCAGCGTTTTGAATGTCAGCCTCAAGGCCCGACCAAGTGACGTTTACCGCCGCTTGTTTCCAGTTGTACTCCGCTGCGGAGAATACTTCCGAAGGTGCTACATTGAGGACTTCATATCCACTGTAGTATTGGAAGGTTGAATTCTCAGCATACTCAAGTTCTTGAACTAGAGTTCGGCCACCGTCGGCTGGCTTGACATTCCCACGTTCCTCCAATCTACGGAGAAGCGCGAGGTCTTTCGTGACGTTATCTGCAAATTCGCCTGAGCGGTTTCGCAAAGTCGTTGTCACGATTTCCGATAAATTCGGACTCGCCATCGCTTTGGTTCCTTATCAAGTTGGCGCTGATTCCCACTGCTGCGCTAATTCCTCGCGTATAGATAACTCTGGCTTGGAAGGAGTGTCAGCGGTGCTACGAATTGTCGTATCAGCCCGTTTGGCTCGACTTGTGCGCTGGCGCAAATTCTTCTTTTCGCTTGCAATAACGTCAGCCTTATTCGCAGTATCCCGTTCAGCCATAACTTTGGCTCTAGTGCCTTCGTGCAACCAACAGGCTTCCTGATACACTTTCTCGAGATCAATAGCCTGGTTTTGCGCACGATAGCCGTGGGTTAATTGCGTCATAGTAGGCATAACATCGTCTAAATGAGGGTGCTTTACAGAACCATCTTCATTTTTTGCATTAGCGAATGTGTCTATTTGCGCTTGCACATTCTGTCTTGCCATTGCGATCTGTTGTTGTTGAATGGCTTGTTGGTTCTGTTGATTCACATTCTGTACCTGTGCTTCAACTGCATTCAAACGATTTTCCGTAGGATCAGCAAAAGTTTCATCTTCAGCTAGCTTTCCCGTATCAACCCCGACTATTTGAGACAGCCATCTAATTGTTTCCTGAGGATTATTTTGGAGAGAGGTCCGCACAGCTAATAGCTGTTGGATTGCTTCTGCCTCATTAACCCCCTGCAATTTAAGTTGCTCACGGTACGGCGCGATTATCTGTTCAAGCGGTTTCAAACGATTCAGCATATCCAGGTCGCCGCGATGTTCTTCCACCCGCTTCTGATGATGCGCGTGTAGTCTATCTGCGACTTCCACAATTAGCGGTCTCGCTTCTTCGGGGAGCGCATCAAACTTGGCACGTTCCTCTGTGGGCCAGTGTTCGGGCGCGACTACCCCCGTGGCCTCTGCAACCCCCTCATCGGGCGCTGCTTCCTTTTCAGGAATTTCCTGTGGTGTTTCTGTTTTCGCGCCGTCTGGCTCGTCAACTGTATCCTCTGACGGCTCTTCGGCTGCGGCTATAGCGTCACGCAATTCATCTCCTATAGATGGAGATTCCTCTTGTTCTTCAACGACTTCTTCGACGACTTCGTTATTCTCTTCCATTATTATTCCCCATGAATGTGGACTTTTCGTTGCCAACTTCTATGCAGCTATGATCTCTCAAATGATCTTTGTGCTGCCTTCTCCCGCCTATGCGCTCACCAGTAATAACGCTTTCATATGGTTCTATATCACCTATTACATTGTGTGCGCTAGACCTGACCTCATGTTTCGGCACTAACTTGCCTTCCCTGATAACGTATGTTTTACGCACGACTAAACCCTACCTGTGCTTTCAAAAGCATCTCCTGTTTTTTCTGGTCTAGTTCCCGTTGCTCCAGTTCCAGTTCAGCCCATTTCAATTTATGCTCCTGGTCGAGCCTTGCGCTTTCCACCGCCATCTTTTGCTGGTCTATCTGGTTCTTTTGCTGCAATTCAATGATGTTAATTTGTTCTTTGCTTGGGGCTTGCTGCTCTTGCTGTTGTTCTTGAGGTTGCTGTTCGATTAAATCTTCAATCTCTCTGCTAACCTTAAATCGTTTGGAAGCCCATAGAAGTATTTTCAATGAGACATCTCTTGGTATTCCACCCTGCGCTGTCAATTGCATAAAGCCACCAACTGCCTGTAAATATTCGGCCACTGCTGCTTTGTCTGCTGCCTCATCCGCTATAACTGTGCTGTCGGTTTCGACTTCAATCTGATAACTGTCGTCATCCCGTAACAGATCAAGTATCTCTGGCGTTACTGGTAGACCCGTCATTTTTGACATGGTTTCAGGGCTGAATATCTCGCCTATAACCTCCGCCATCAAACGAAATATGTCCCTGACGAATCGCTGCACCTTTTTCTGCCTGGGCATTAATCGCAGGGAAGAAAATTGTGCCTTCAGCATCTGTGCGCCTTTGGTTTCCCTTGGGTCGCTTGAACCACGCTGAATATCGGAAATGCCTGTCAACTCAAAAATACTTTGTATCAGCCTGGTGCGTTCTTGGTACATCCCGACCAATACCTGTGCGGTGCCTTCTATCGGGATGAAATCTATTGAGCCTCTAAAGCCGCCTTTTTCAGAAAAGGCTGCCCAGTTATGGGCGGGGATCATTGTGCCTTCACGGGTTTTGAATATGTTTCCTAACTCTTCATTTGCGGCATCGTATACCCCACGAACCTTCAGCATATTAACCAGGTGATTTATGCGACCAGTAATATCGTTCAATTCATCGGCCTGGTCTTTATACAATTCAAACTCAGGAACAGGCAGCATCGTGCGGTCTGTTTCTATCGAATACAGAGGCCGTGGCATTGGGAAAAAGTCTTTTAAATTAAGGGGATCGTCACGAACGTCTAACGGCTCGTCATAACCTTCGCCAATAAAAATAACTCTCCTAGTGCGTTTATCCCATATCTCCCAGACCCTACATCTCTTGACAATATCATCTGGCAATTCTGGATCGTATCCGTCTGGTAGAATGGTCATCGGGGCTTTCTTTCCCTTATCCCCGAAATTCTCTGTTAAATCTTCGCGTGTTTGGATCGTTTCAAAAGCAACCCATTGGACCTCTGACCACTGCCTGGCAGGGCCAAACCGAACTTGGTCGTATGGTATAAACTCAACTTCTACAGTCTCGTCTACCAATACTTCCTCATCCATCGCAAAAAATGCGCCCTCTTCGTCAAACTCTGGTTCCTGTTCTTCCCCGTTTTCATCTGTGTAACGTAGAAACGGCTCTGTATCTGAGTTTGCTTCTGTCAAGGTCATACGGCTCGACATCATTTCGTACTTAGGGCGATAATGCACCCTGGTAATACCACGACCCGTCAACAGCATATCCTGAACGGTGCGCTCTACAGATATATCAAACTCGCTGTTATCGACCATTGCTTCTATCGCACGTTCAATAATCATTGAACCGCCACGAGCCGATGCATCACCTGCGCCAAATCTACGCCTGACATCAGGCTTTGCTGTATTGGAATATAATGCTGGTCTGAGAGTTTCTGTGTTCGCCCACAGAATATTAAAGGTTTTGCCCTTGCTTATATCGCCGTCATTCCGATAGCGTTTCTCTATCTTTTCGGCAGTTTTCCGCCACTTTTGCTCACGTTTTGAAGCCAGGTCAAGCTCATGCCTCCAGCGTTGCACTGTTTCATCTGGAGCATAATCGTCCTCAGTGTTCAATTTGTTCCCCTAACTTCGTCCGTATATTTCAACATCTCATTGAAGGTCGGTGTCTTACTAATATCAGGCAAACTCACAGGCGGCTTTTTCGCCCACGGTCTTGACATACACGCATAACGCCACTCGTCAGCAGCGTGATCTTCTGAGGTTGTGTCTAAATCTTCCGCCCTGTTAGGGTCGTGCGGCAAACTAGGA